CAAATAAATTTTCTCTGCCGCCGCCCCGCAGTTCGCCGTAAGGAAATATCTGAGCGGGAGCGACCGGATCATAGCTCCCCGCGTAAATAGGCCTTTCAAGATCATACCCCTGCTCCTTCATCCGCGCAGCCTTGCTGGCGGTGTCCATAGGCAAATCACCACGGGCAATCTTCGCCGCCGCAGCTTCTGGATACCCTATCTCGACAAGGGTCCGGTAAAGCCCCTCCATCTCATCCGCAGAAAGCTGCTTGGCAGAAGCAAGCTGAAGCGCGCGCTGGAACGCCCGGGGCCCCTTCAGAGCAGCAGAAGCCGCCGGACCCACCAAAGGCACCGCCATGGCCGCATCACCAAGAACACCCAGGCCCTGAAGCGCCGCGTCTACGTACTCACCCTGCGCAAGGTTCTCTCGAAGGCTCGGGGTCCGCGGGCCACGGAGCATTTCCGCAACCGTCATGTCATCAGAAGGGAACGCCGGGGCCTCGCCAGAAGCTTCAAGAGTCCCGGCCCCCGGGGCAAAGCTGCCCGCAAGGTAGGCAAGCTGAGCTTCGGTCAGGAGAGGATCAATATCAGGACGCTGACGACGAGACATCTGCCCGCCGCCAACCACCCCCCGCACATCTTCCGACGCAGGTAGCGATGCAATACCCTGGGCTTCTTGTGCCATGCCGGCCTCGCACGGGGTCAGTAATAGACTGGAATCCTAACAGAGCTGTCCTCGTCCTCCCAGTCGTCCGTAGGCAACTGCACAAAGTTGCCCTGTCGATAACGCATAAGCGCCTGGGTCATACTATCAACTAAATCATCATGCTCGCCATTCGGAAAAGCCGCCACCTCCTCAATCAACTCATCCGCAAAAGTGGTGTCGGGGGCCCAAACCATCCCGGCTTCAAGAAGAGGCGAAATCGCATGGACCCGGCTCACCTTGTCATTCCCACGGCTCGGCGTGAAATTCACCACAGGAATGCCCACCTGCCGCAGCTCATGAGTCAAAGGCATCCCAGAAGCCTTCGCCTCCACAATCACCGTGTCCGGCTCCCAATACCGGTAATCCTCAAAGGCAATCGCCTTCAATTCAGGAAAATCCCACCGGCCCTTCTTGCTGTCCAACAAAATAAGATTCGGGGGGCCCCCCTCCTGCGGGTAAAACACACCCCAGGTGGTAATGGCAGAAAAGTCAGACGTCTCCCGCTTACTAAACGCCGTGTCGTAGCTTTGGATCACATACTGCAACTGCGGAATGGACTCTTTCTCCCAACGCTTCCACCACTCCCGCTTGATAATCGCGTTCTCTTCACCCGTAGGATTCTGCTGGTACTGCGCATTCCACTTGCTCGGCGGGATCGAAGCACGGACCGCGGTCAGGTCTTCAATGCTCCAGAACTCCGGCCAGCACGGCGTCCCGTCTTCAAAAACGGCCGGAAGCTCCACCACCTCCCACTGGTCCGCCAAAGGGTCTTTAGCCTGCGCCCTCAAAAGCTGACCGGTTAAGTCCTTCTCCGACCACCGGGTCTGCACCAGAACTATCGCCCCACCCGGCTGCAAACGCTGCCGGGGGCCCCCCGTATACCAGTCATAGGCATACTCAAATCCGTTCGCAGACATCGCCGTCTGTTCGCTGTGCGGGTCGTCAATTATACAAAGGTCCGCACCACGGCCCGCGAGGTTCGAGCCAACGCCCACGGCGTAGTACATGCCCCCAGCAGCCGTGTCCCAGCGACCAGAAGCCTTGCTGTCCGCCGAGAGCTTTACGTCAGGGAACACCTCCTTGTACTCGTCCGCATCCAGAAGGTTCTTCGTCTTCCGACCAAAGTTAACCGCAAGCTCCGTCGTGTGCGTCGCTTGGATGATCTTCATCTTTGAGTTGCGGCCCATCATCCAGGCCGGGAACAGATAACTGGCAAACTCTGACTTGGTGTTGTGCGTAACAATCAGCCCTTTCCCGACCATAAACAAGCCGTCCGAGCGATCCACTTCTATGCACTGGACCGCTCCGCAGCGCTCTAGCTTCTCCACACGAATAAACCGACCGGCTCCAGACCCCTTTGCCCGCTTGCGCTTTCGGGGCAAAAAACACAGGTCTTCTGAATAAAAAGACAGCCGATAAGTCGGCCCATAGGATTTATCCCCGATCTTGGCTTCCGTGACCTGCAAGGTGTTGCGAACGCCAAGGGACCACAAAAGCTCCCGCACCTGATTGATAAAAGTCAGGGACTTCTGGGAAAAAAAAGACTGCCCCGCCTTGGTGACGTTCCCGTCCGAATCCATAAGCCCGCGCATCAAATCCTTGCGCTGCTCTACGCTAGATTCTAAATAATCAACAGGAATATGCTTATTCCCAAGTAAGCCAGCTTCCCGCAGGGGCCCCTGCAAACCCAAAACACCAAAGGTTTGGGGCGTAGCCTGATCCGTGGTCCGGTAACCGCGGCGCTCAAACTCTGGTCGAAGAACCGCCGCATCTTTATCCGAGGCGGTAATCACCGCGCTGTTCTTAGTCCCGTCTCCAAGCCAAACCCCAAGAACATACGGGTCCACCAAAAGCTCTCGGCTAGGCAGCTCCGCCGCGGCAAAATCAGGAAGCCTCGCGGCCCGCGGGTTCTTAACACCCCGAGCCCAGGAAAGTTCCGTTTCCCCGCTCCGCTTCTTGCGCAAAAAAGCACCCTGGTCGCGGGCAAAAAGCTCTTCGGTGGTGTACGTATGGTACTTGTCGTGCTTTCGGCTTAGGCGGACGGTCCAAAGATGGCCTCCGTCTACCTCGACAAACGCCCCGTCGTTGGTCGTAACCCGGTACAGGTCGCGGTTTTCGTGGACCGGGGACTTGCCAAGAACTCGGGTGGGCTTGCCGTCTGGTCCAAAGACATACTGCCCAGGCTGAACTGTTCCCATGGTTTCCCACCCCTCAGTGGTCAAGATAGGGGTGTCCAACGTGAGGCAGTGACGCGGGGCCATGTTGATGATCAGACGTTTCAGCTCGCCCCGCGCTACGCGCTCAAGCTTCTCCGCAATGATGTAGTGGTGTCGCCCAGCAATAAACTCGGGCCACATAGCTTTCACGAAATCCAAAAAATTTTCTTGGCAACGCTCGTTCCTCTCCAACTGAGCAAGGCGCAGTTGCAGCTTCAGAACGGTCTCGTCGCTGGCGTCTATCCGCATGGAATCCTCCGGGGGCCCCTGGCGCAATCTATGCCAAAAAGTCCTATAGCGCAACGTGGAGTTTTGTAAGCGAAAGTTACAAAGAAAGCGTGAGTAACGCGAATTGTTAGCGACGGACTTATTCCTGATCTTCCATAACTGTATGGATATACATACTCATATCGTTTTTCTGCTGAATATTTGTCAAAAACATGGACCTTGCCCTCGTCCCCCCGCGCGGCAGGCCGCGACGCCCGAGCTTTGGGTTAGTGAGCGCTCACTTCGGCGGGTGACCCGATAGCCAGGGGCCCCTGGGCCTCGTTAGTTGCAAAACGCAACTTAGACCAGGCGGCGTGACCCGGGGACCAGGGACCACGGGGCACGGGCCGGGGACAGCTCGCCGGCGGCGCGCGGATCCGGGGCGCTGGCATCGAACCAGGGGCGGAGGCGCCCTGGCACACCAGGACAGCGCAACCCCGGGACCAGGGACCAGGGACCAGGGACCAGGGACCACGGGGCACGGGGCCTGGTCCACGGCTCACGGCTCGCCGATAGGTTCAGGAAGGGAACGGGGCGCGGCCCGGGGCGTGGTTGCCTAAAAAAAGGGCGCCGCTTGGGCGCCCCTGGTGGTGCGAGAGAAGGCTAGGCCGCGCCGCCATACCCGACGGCGGCGGCGGTCAAAAGATCCTCCAGGCGGTCGCTAAACTCCGCGAGGGCGCGTTCCCGGCTGGCGTGATAGCCGCCATGGTTCAGCGAGTCGCGCACATTGCTGAACCGGTGGACGGCCCAAGGGTGGTAACCCGGGGCCAGGCATAGGGTGATAGCCGCCCCCATGGACGGGACGGCGTGAATAGCGACCAGGGTGAAGCCCTGGCGCTCCGCTTCGGCGGTGGCGCGGGCGATCAATTCGGCGTGAGTCATTAGAGGTCCTCCCCGGCGGCTTCTAAGTAGCCGTGCAAGCCCATTTCGTCCCAGCGATAGAAAGCTTCGGCCCGGTCCTGCCACCAATAGCCCTCAACACACTGGCGAAAGGTATCAATCCAAATATTCGGGCCGCCGAAAGTCACCAGAATGCGCGCGCCGTGAAAATCCCCGTCTTGAGTGTAAAGGCGGCGGATTTCTAGGACGTCGTCTAGCCAATACCAGGCGGGCATAGCTTCATCGGCGGCGGCGCCGTCCTCCGGTTCCCGCTCCGCTTCGGCCCAGGTCTGCCCCGTTTCAAGCTGGCGGGCGATGGCGTCCACCATGCGCTGCAATTCTGCGGTGCTGTCTTTTGCTGTGGTCATTGTTTAGTGCTCCAGTAGCGGCCGCCCCGTGCGGCCATGTGGGAATGCTCCCATAACGCGGGCACAAAAAAAAGCCCCGGCGGCGGCCAGGGCTTGGGGTAGCGCGGCGGGCTGCTAACGGCGCATGGGCATTAGCAGGAAGGCCAAATTTTCATCGGCGCAGCGGTAAAGCGTAGCGGCGTCCGTCACGTGAGGCCAAATAGCGGCTCCTTTCGTGCCGATAGTCTGGCGCTGAATGGCTTCGGCGTGCTTCCCAATAAAGGCCATATAAGCGCTGTTATACGCATGGTAAGGGCTTAAAATTTGTGCTTCGGCCTTCGACGCGTCAGAAAACAAGCGCTCAATCGGCAACGGGTCCAGGCGGCAGCGCTCCGCCTCAAATTTCATCGGGCCCGCGTTCTTGCATTGAATGGCTACCGTAGCTGGCTCCCAGGGGTCGGCAGGATTGAACGCGATTGTGACGGACTCCGCCCCGGCGGGAAGTTTAGCCGGAGGCTTCACGGCGCAAACCGCCTGGGAGGGGAGGTCGTGTAAACGATAGCGGAGCGCATAATGGCCGTTCGAGGAGTATAGGTCGCCGCCGATCAACCAAATGAAATCCAAGCGTTCGCGCTCGCCGTTGTTTTTCGTGAATTCCGTTAAGGCCTTAAAAACGGCCGCGGGAACGGTAAAGGTAAGCGTAGCGGGAAGGGTAACAACATTTTCAGATTGTGCGGTGCTCATGAGGTAATGCTCCCAAGTAGGCCGGCCCCGTGCCGGCATAAGGGCTTTATCGCATAGATGGCGGACAAAAAAAAGCCCCGGCGGCGGCCAGGGCTTCGGCAAAGCGGCGGCGATCAATCGTCAGCATAAAGCCTAATCAATTCATCGGCGGCCGCGTCCAAAGTGTCGAAAGGCCCGGACCATTCAGTGCAATCGAGAAAGCCCGGGGCAGAAAGGCGCGCGTAAATGGCGCCGGGCTCTAGGTCCAGGCCGGACTCCGCCAGGGCATACTCCGTGCTTTCATCGAGCCGGAAAGCTTCGGGCTTCATGAAGGAATCAGCGAAGGCTTCGCGTAAGCGTTCGCGCAGGCGTTCAAAAGAATCAGACATTGAAAGTCCCCCATTGCCGGGCCGACCAGCGGCCGTGAAAAAGAGCTTCCCATTCAGCGTCCGTGATGGGGTAGGAACGGCCGGCGCTATCAATGCGTTCAGCATCCACCAGAATGGCGGCGCTTTTAGTGTCCAGGGGATTCCCCGCCCACCACGCGCTATAACGGCTCCGGCGGCCGGGGATAGTGATTTTGTGGAAATAGTGCGTTGCGCGCATGATCAATACCCCGCCGCTTCGGCAAAAGTGTCGCGCCAGTAGCCTTCGGCTTCCCGGGCTTCGCTCGGGGGCATAAGCTCGGCGCTGAAATAAACCTCAGCCCAGTCCGCCCGATGATCAATAAAGCGTTCCACGGCGAAGGGCTGCGCCGGCAGAACATAAGGGCGGCCAGCGCGCACCCCGTCGCAATCGCCTTCGTGGATATACAACCCCACCTCACCTTTTTCGGCGTTCTTAGCAATCGTTTCGGCCAGGGCGGCGCGGCGTTCTAGCTTGCCCCGGCAGTTTGGCGAGAAAAGCGGGAATTCCTGGCGGAGGCGCTGGCGAGCATGGCCAACAAAAATACGGCCCAGGGTGCGGCCTTTTTTCTTTCCCTTCGCTTCCTCGGCAGCCAGGGACTGCGCGTCCAGCAGGGCCTGCCAATAACTGCGTGCTGTGCTCATTTTGGATACTCCCATGGTCGGCCGCCCCGTGCGGCCATATCGCGTTTATCGCATACCTTGGCCCAAAAGAAAACCCCCGCACTGGGCGGGGGCTTCGGCGGAGCAGCGACGGTCAGTCAAAGCGGCCGGCTTCAAAATCCCCCGTGCTACGGTCGCGCAGCGCCGTGATAGCGTATTGATAGACAAACAATTCAAGGTTCCCGTAGGCGAAGCGCACCAGGGGCACTAAAGGCTCATCCTCCTCATACGGAGAGTAATAGACCCCCTGAGGGGAAACGCTACCTTCCAAGGGGTGCATAAACCCACCAAACCGGTAGGCGGCATCCATGCCTTCGCTGACATTTTCCAGGGTCGGGCCTTCGGCCTTTCGCACATTTTCCAGCACGGCCGCCAAGAAAAAGTCAGGGATAATTCCGCAAGCTTCGCGGATGCGGTCCTCCGGCACGATGGCAAGGCTTTTATCCCCGGCCGGATTCAGTTCGCTGTCCAGAAAAACCCAAGCGGGCATGGTGGGCAGATTGTTTTCCGTTGCAATCGTCATTGTCAGTTCTCCCATAAAGCCGGCCCCGTGCCGGCCTAGGCTTTATCGCATACCTGTTCCCAAAAGAAAACCCCCGCGCTGGGCGGGGGCTTCGGGCTAGCGGCGCGTCCGGCGCCTGGGTTGTCTGCGCTGCCGGGCTTTTTCCACGGCCTCTCGGCCGTAGAGCAGTTCCGCAAGCCATTTCAGTAAGAACATGCTTCCTCCCGTGGCATCAGCTCCCAAATTTCCGGCCGGTCGGCATGATCAGAAATCACCTCTTCCGGGCTGCCGTTGCTGAAAATCAAGCTCACCCAGCCCAGGCGAATCTTCCCGTCCCAGAAAATGAGAAGGGCGGAGTCAGTGTGGAACAGGTTTGCCCAGGCTTCAACATAGTCGGAGCTGCGGCTCACCACCCGCTCGCCGTCACTTTCGATTGAGTCGATAACCGTCACCAGATACCCGCGACTCTCGGCGGCCGTCAGCATGTCGCGAATGACCTTGGCCTCGCCATCGTCCATCCATTTCGGTTTGGGGAATTTCATGCTGCGTCCTCCTCGTCCACGAACACTTCCCGATCAAAAAGGCAACACTCGTCACGGTCGAGAGCAGACACAATCCATTGTTTGCCACTGTCGGGCCAGCGGCCTTGACGGGCAATTTTGCGGACAAACCTTTCGGCATCCTCCTCTCGATAAAAAAAATCATATTCGCCGCCGTGGTCTTGAAACGTCTTTCGCTCAGACTCCGGTTTGCTGCAAGAAACAACCAGAAACTGCACCGGTTCATCCGCTGGCAAAAAATCAAACAGGGCTTCTTCCTGAAAAAGCTTGTCAAGAAGCCCATCGAGGGCTGTCAGATCATCGTTTTCAACGTCACGGCGGATGGTCTCACAAACGAGATCAATCAACTTTTGTTTTTCCATTTCACTTCTCCCAGTCAGTTAGGCCGCCCCGTGCGGCTCAGGTGGGACATTATGCGATTCGATAGGACTGATCAACCCCCAAAGCTCTTCCCAATCGAAGGGGTACGTCCAATAGAGCGCGGGCTCGACATGGAGCCCGTTCATCCTGACGTCGAGCGCTTGGGCGCCGCGATAAAGAAACAGCTCCGACGTTTCCCGGTTTTCGTGAGTGTGCAGCCGCCGCGCCAGAAGCCAGACGCTGGCCCGCCGATGCGCTGTCAGAAAAGCCACTTGATGCGGTCGCAGCTCAACGATGGCGGTGCCTGTGTGCTTCAGCTCAACCAAGTGGAAGTTCCCGGCCTCATCGCAGGCCATGACGTCCGGCACCCCGGGGGTGGCCCAGGTTTCAAGCCTCGTCAGACTGATCCCAGGCCTCGTCTTCCGCGTCCCATCCCTCAGATTCTTCCAAAGCTGCCTCTCCCTCACCTGCACCTTCTGGGGGCTCACTCTCGTATCCACCAGAGGGAGCGGCGAGTCTTCTGTCCGCTGCATCGTATGCCTCGCCGGCTTCTTCCGCTTCCGGGGTGACGTCGATGATGTTTCCTTGGGCACGTTTGATCTCCTCCAGGGCTTTGAGAACGTCTTCCTTGCTCATACTGTCGATGCTGCCGTGGCGCACTTCAGACTTGCTGATGTAAATATCCCCATGCGCTTGTCCGCGCCGGTACTCCGCCTGGACGGCGGCGCTGTAGGCACCATTCTCCAGGGCTCTATCCCTAATCACTTGGAGATCGCGGAGGTGCCGCTCGTAGGTCACCCCGAATTTGGCGTCTAATTCGCTCCTGAGCGCGTTTATCCTCGCCACCACGTTGGGGTGCTTCCTGGGGTCTGTCAGCTCATAGGCGCGCTGTGGGGCGCTCTCAGCGGCATACCCAGCATTCTCCGCCGCTTCCCGCTTGGTAATCATCCCGTCTTTCAGGACAAGCTCCCGCACAAAGGCCTCCTGTCGGGGGGTCAGAGGGCTATCGACAGTAAGCTTTTTCCGGCCTCGGGTCTCCACCCGGGGCTTGCTTGGGTCGATCATGGCTTTCCTAGGCATAAAAAAATCCATCCTCGTCAAAGTGGGCCCTAGCAAAATCAATGACTTAGCTAGAGTGTGTTTTAAAAAACAAGGTGTTACACGCTCAAAAAAGGCCGTGTAACGAAAGTCCGTAACCCCTTAAATCCTTGATTTATATATATAAACAGACACTCAGTTACACAAAAACACGGGTTACGGCCCTTAGACGCACAAAGGTACTGTAGTGATGTTCTGTCTATATAAGGGGCAGGGCTTTTTAAGCACGGCGCCGGTTCTCCCGCTCCATCCAGTCCAGCGCCTCCAGATAATTCATTCTGGTCCGCAGCGCCTTGTCCCTCTCCCTGAGCTTCTTCCGCTCCCGGCCCGTGAGCCGTGGTTCTTCATTCGCGAACCGCCTTAGCCCTTCGACCTCGCCGCGCCTCCAGGCCCGCAAGGTATTCCAGAGGGCCACCAGTTTCTGAGCCGTGGGCCACGGGCCGTCATACCCCACTTGGATCTTCTCAGCGCGCTGTATGAGGAATGAGCGCGATACGGTTTGGCCGGTGTGATGCTGGATGGCTTCGATGACGAGCGGGAAGCTGTTGAGGGCGATGGCGTCTTGGAGGTCGTTGGCGATGGTGTTGCAGACTTCGTGGAGGTCGATGGTTTCGGGCATTTTCTCTTTCACGGTGGTGCTCCTGGGCGGGTGATGTGTTTTATTTTAACAAAACGCAGCCCATAAAAAAGACCCCCGATCCGTGGACCGGGGGCCGTGGTTTACGCGACTTCCTTCTCCTTCCTGGCCGCCTCTCTCTTGAGCCATTCTTGATGGCGCTTCTCTTCCCACTCGATCCCGTTTTGGGTTTGTTCCATCCATTCGAGGTGGGTGGGGAGGTCGTGTTTGAAGTCACCATTTTCTGCGGGCTTGATGGTCCGGCTGGTGACGGTGAAGAGTCCGATGGGGGTGGGCGGGTTGCCGTGTTCCCATTGGAAGGCGCCCATGTCGGTGCAGTGCAGCTCTTCGTTTTTCCCGTAGATCACCTTGACCAATTTTCTGCCTTGGCCGCCTTCGGCTTTGTAGGCCTGTTTGATGGCGGTGATGGGGTCGTGGGCCTTGGCCCATGATCCGTAGTAGCCGCCGGTGATGGCGAGGAAGGTGAATCCGTTGGGCAATGCGTGGTCGTTCGACTGATTGCTCATGTCGTTTTCCTTTTGCAGCAAATTGTTAAAGAGCCCCGCTTGAAGCGGGTTGCGGCTGGTCCCCCCCAGCCACTCTTATATTGTCCCATGGATTGACTGAGAAAACAACCCCTTTCGACTTGCAAATCGCGCCAACTCGACTTGCAGATCGCGCCAAAACGCGCCGCGCTTGGCGTGAAACGCGCCGGTTGTTCCACGTGGAACACTCTCTGGCCTACCGTGCTAGACTTCTGCCGCCGCGCCCCGGGGTGGTTTCTGCCCGTTGCCCTCCGGTGGTGTCGGCACCTCAATCGAAGTGGGTGGCTTTTTTCCAGAGCGCGTTGAGCGCGTCGTTGAGGTCCATTTCTGTTTCGATGTGGAAGACGTCGGACACCTGCTGCGTTCCTTCTTGAACCGTGAGCCGAAAGGCGTGGGCGCCGTAGCCTGGGGCGTATTCGACGTCGGCGCCGCAGTAGCGGGCTGATCTTCTGAGCGTGTCGTCCATCTGTCCGTATGAATTCATTCGGGCTTTTCTCCTGTTTGGTTCATGCTGATGCTCCTGATAGAAACATTGAAAGGGTGGCGTTTGCGATTTCTATCCCGTGTAGCGATGTAGAGGTGTAGAGATGTGGTACTAACTTTTTCTTTTTTTTCATCCTAAGCTTTGGCTTTGGAATTTTTGATTTTTTAAAGAAAAAGTCTACACCTCTACACAGCTTCTCCTGTGTTGATGATTTCGAGCACCTTCATTTCCTTGGCCAGAAGCCATGTTCCGCCCTGACCCTTGGGCCGTGAGTATTCGGCCGCGCCCTTTAGCTCGACGCGGCACCATACTCGTTCGGGGCCGTGCTTTGGCTTCATGGTCAGGTGCGGAGCGTGGGGGTTTGGGGTGCAGTGCCATCCTGGGCGGTGTGCAAAGCCTTTAGTGGGGTGGTCTTCTGCTGGCAGCCATGTGCCCAGGGGGATGATCTGGGTGGCGTTAATAAACAGGGGGCCCAGGGTGCCGTTGCGGCGGCGCTTCAGCAGCTTGTAGGCGAGCACTGCGTTCTCCTGTTAAGGACATCCTGGGGCGTGATGTACATGGCCCGCGGCCAGTAGTAGTGGCGCTCGGCCAGGGTGAGCTGGTCATAGCCCGGACGGTCTCGGTCTAGCTGGCTGCGCTTCGGCGCGTTCTCCGGGTCCGTCATGGCTAGATGTGTTTGTATGGTGCGAGCGATTTCGGCGGGGCTCATTTTGTCTCCTCTTGGGCTACAAACTTTCGCAATTTGAAAGCCTTCACTCCTTTCTTTCCCCCCTTGCTTTTGCGATGGCTGTGCGGGCCGCGCTCACGGTCAGCGAGTTGTCAGAAGCATGACCCAGCTTTTC